AATCTGAAAAAAGAGGACTTGAAAGTTAAAACTTCCGTAACGGTGTATCATGCTCACTGTTATATTCCTACAGAAAATCAAGTGAAACTTAAATTTGAGAAAAGCCATGAATAAGCCTGAAAACTACGCCGCCTTTTACGGTCTGTTAAATCGAATGAATGCGGACGACAAAGAGGAACTGAAAAAGCACATTGTTTCGCAGTGTACTTCCGGCAGGACTGACAGCATGAAGGAAATGACCGTGAAGGAATACAGAATTGCGCTAAACGCAATGGAGAAAATGCTGTCTCCCACATGGCAGGAACAAATGCTAAAGGTAATCAAGAAGAAACGCTCCTCCGTATTGCACCAAATGCAACTATACGGAATTGATACCACCGACTGGAACAAGGTAAATGCGTTCTGCTTGGACAAACGCATTGCCGGAAAAGTATTTAAGGAACTGAATCCTGATGAACTTGACGAACTGCTTATCAAAATTCGGGCGATTCGCAGAAAAAAAGAAAACATTATTGTTTAACATTATAAATTTTTGAATTATGGCAAAGAGAGAAAAGAAGGTGATACACACAGGTGTATCAAGTGAGCAATTTGAAACGGCATTCAGCGAGTATGCAAAAGCTGATGCTGAATTAGTGAAAATCAATGCGACAATTGATGTTCAGATGACGAACATCCGCGAAAAATATGCGGATAAGATTGGAGCGTTGGAGGAAAAGAAAACGCAGGCTTTTGATGTGCTGCAAGCCTACGGTATGGAAAATAAAGCTGAATTGTTTTCCAAAAAGAAAAGCATGGAAAGCGTACACGGTACATTCGGCTTCCGCACCGGAACTCCAAAATTGAAGCTTTTGAAAGGTTTTACTTGGGGAGCCGTATGCAATCTACTGAAGGAATTTTTGCCTGCGTATGTACGAATCAGCGAGGAACCGGCAAAAGACAAGTTGCTGGCAGACCGGGAAGACAGCAAAGTAGCTGCTTTATTTCCGAAAGTAGGGATTGCGGTAACGCAGGATGAGACATTTTTTGTGGAACTGAAAAAAGAAAATGAGCAATGAAATTCAACAGGCAGCCGGAATACACCTATCATCCACACGGTAAAAATTGGCGAGTGTATAAAAATACATACGACAAAAATGGTTGTGTTACTGGAAGTCCAAGCGGAGAATTGTACTTTACAAAAGAGGAGGCAAGAGCGGAAGTATATCGGCTGAATGGTTGGAAGTTAAACAACAAAAAATAAAAATTATGAATTGGTTTGAATGTAAAATTAGGTATGACAAGATGGACAGTAATGGGGTACAAAGAACCGTTACCGAATCTTATCTTGTGGATGCGCTCTCGTTTACTGAGGCGGAGGCGAGAATTGTAGAAGAAATGAAAGCATTTATTTCGGGAGAGTTTACCGTTTCGGGCATTGTCCGGAAGAAATTTGCCGAAACATTTCTTGATGAAAATGGCGACCGTTATTATAATGCTCGTTTGGCATTTATTATGATGGAAGAAAAGAGTGGAGCGGAAAAAAGACAAATGGTTAATTTTCTTGTACAGGCTTCAAGCGTGAAAGAGGCGGTTGAAAACGTAGAGGCAGGAATGAAAGGCACAATGTGTGATTATGAAATTGTCAGTGTAACAGAAACGGCGATAATAGATTTGTTTCCGTATAATAATAAAAAAGCAACAGAATAAAATTTTGCTTTCATTTTTGTTTCATAATTGACCGGAGCCTTGTAACCAAAACCTTAATTTGTTTAATATCTAAACTGAAAAAACGGCTCATGTCTTGGATTTGAGCCGTTTTTTTATTATAAATGAGTACTTTTGCAAAAACTAACTATATGCCAAAAGGTCGGAGCAAACATTTAATCCAACAGCGTGATGAGTCTCTTTGCCGCCGTTACTATTATTGGACGGAAGTAAAAAGGCTTCGCTTTGATGATGCGCTGAAAATTTTGTCCGAACAGGAGTTTTTTATTTCGGAGGAGCGGATCCTTGCCGTTATCCGAAACGCACAAAAAACAGATGACACCGCTCCGGTGGTAAAAAAGGTACGGATGCCCCGATTGAATTACCGGCAGCTTTCATTATTCACGGACGATGCTAATTACCCTGTTTCGCAGATTCATCATGTTGCCAAAATTTGAATATCTTTTCATACACCTTCACGTTGCCCGGCAGCGTATAATCGCGACCTTTCACACGAACCATCGGCCCCATGTATTTGTTCAACCGGAAACCCTGCAAAGCCTTGTAAACTTCGGTGCTTAATTGCTGCCGCTCGCGGATTTTTTCCGTAGTTCCGGAGCCGATGTGCGTATCATCGTAACAGTCAATCGCCAATTTAACGGTCATTTGCACATTTCCTTTTTGAACTCCCAATCCAACATCCGACCAGTCAATGTCTGCATTTTGAATAAAAACGCAGGGGAATGTTACCGGGTAACCGTCAGTTTCGGAATCCAGGATGTCTAATTGTCCGGTGTCCTCATCAACGAGCGACAGACCGTTTACTTTTTCTTTGATGCGGTTAAGTACCGCGATTAAAATTTCTTCCATTGCTGATTCAATTAAGAATTAAGAATTTTTCTGATTTCGTTATCCATTGTTTGGTGGATTTCATCGTTCAGTTCCCTACTTTCGCCAATGAACTGGCGTTGTGGGATTTTGATGTTTAACTTTGTTTTCTTGGTTAAAGCAAGCCTTTTCCATTGGGTATCTTTATTTTTATCCTTACCCGCTTCTTTGTAGTGCATCGCCCACGCAAACTTTCGCATTTTCGGTGTTACCGTTGGCGAAACAGTCCCCCCGTAGTTGTGAATCGGCGCATACTTCAGTTCGTTGGCAACTCTTACCCTGTAATCGGAAGGCGTGTACTTGATACTGCTATACAAATGGTTTCGACTACTCTGCAATGCTCCGTAATTGGCGGCAGCCGATGCACCGCCGGACTGTTGCCGTTTGGTTGGTGCCCACTGCTTTACTCCGTTATTCAAGAATCCCTGCCGCTCACGGATGTTGTCCTGATAGTGCGCCTTTGCCATGTTGCCGACTTTAACAGGCAGCTTCCGGCGCATCAGGTCATCTAATTCGCGGCGTTTTTGCGCTAACAAACGATTAAATTCTTGCAGAGTCATTTGTATATTAAAAAATTGTTCGTAACTTTGTAGTTCTTAAAGCCGTAGTTAGTTTTCGTATGGGGTTTTTGACCTCGGTAAAACTTTCTACGGTTTTTTTGTAAATGTGTATAGTCGCTCGAAAATATGACCTCGTATATTGACTTCCTCCGTTTTTACATAAAAGACATTTCCTTTATACCGGTATTCGTATGAATTATAATTGGTAACTCCTTTGGCTATTTTTGCCTGAACATTTGCAATATCAACAGGATTCGTCATATCTTTTCCCTCTCCCAAAGGACTGACACGAATAAACTTCAGGGAAGACATATTTCTATTGATTACCAATGCGGCTTTCAACTCATCTTCATTAAAAATGTGGTTTAGTATATTCTTCGTTGTTTTTTTGGAAGTCGTAATATTCCCTGTTTTAAGATTGTCAAAATGCAATCTTTTTTGTTTGATGTGGCTTTCCTGTACGGCTTTCCGTTCGGCAATAAGTTCCTTGTAAAACTTATCCAATTTTTTAGAAAATTCTTCTGCCGATTTTTTGCTCTCTTTTGTCGCCACTCCCGCTTTCTTCATCAACTCCATCGGTCGGGAGCAATGGTAGCAGTCTTTTTTACCTTGTGCAGCATTGAAGAATTTACCTGCCGGATTATTCGACAGTACTCTCTTTCCGGGAAGATTGCAGGCAGCACAGTCAGGCGGGTTGTATGGATGCGAGTCGCTAAATAAAATACCTTCCTCTCCCGGATTGTTATCCAAACCCGGTGCCGGATTATCCGATATGCTGCCGGAGTCGGGAACAGGCGTAGCTTTCTTGTCTGTTGACCGAAGGCTGCACTTGCAACCCCAACGGTCGCCCGGCTTGTGTTCGTTCCAAAACGCATCATTGATTGGGCGAATGGTTCCCCAAAATACTTTATGGTCTATTCCGGGAGTGACGGATGTAGTTTTTATCCATTCGAGATTCGGCAAAATATCAGCTTCACGTTCAAACTGTTTCCACTCTGCCGCCTGATGCGCTCGCTTAATAGCGGTGTCGTATTCGGTCTGAAACCAAGTGCGGCATTGGTGGTCGGCAATCGTTTGAACATCGTTCAACCATTGTTCAAATGGTTTTAATTCGCCGTTTTCGTCTAACAGGCGAGCCGCCATATCGTTCTGCATTCGGTGGACTTTGAAAGCAGAAAATACGCCATTATTGTAGCGGAGTGCATTAAGGAAATCATCATCGGGGTCAATAAATACACCGGAGTTCCCGATTCCGATGTTTGCCGCTTTGTTCAATTTATCCCAAAACTCGTTGAATAGATTTTCCTCTATTTCTGTCATCGGGTTAAAATTTTCACTGTATATCCGTTTGAGTGCTTTCTTCAGCACTTCATCATCAAACGAAAAACCTGCCGACACATCGGGCGCAGCGTTCCGGTAGAGGTCGTTGATTACCAGTCTAAGGCTGCCCGGTCGTGCCGGGCTTTGACGAAAAAACCTAAACCTCTTAACCAGTTAACAAAGTTTTTCTTCTCTTTTTTGCTTGGCTCCTTTGTTTCGTCCGGTTCATCTTCCAAATCTTCTTTGGCGGGGGTAGGCTCTTTAGGTGGTTCGGGTTCCTGCTGTGCCTTTTCCTTCATACTCTTGTAATCTGCCGGTTTCTCCACTCCAAATTCTTCATACAGGTAGTCGTCCGAAATCGGCAGGTTAAAAGTGGTGCGAAGTTGAGTAAGGATGTTTGCTTTGGCTGCAAGGTCGACATCTTTAGGCTCCGGAAAACAGAACTCTCCGCCTTCAGTATTTATACCCATTGAAAGGAAGATGTCAGTCATGTCGTAGTTCAACACATCCAATACATAGCGGCGGTCGGACTGAGCAACTTTATCTTCCACTTTTTTGTGGACGGTTCCCAATGCCTGGGTGCCGGTCGTGGATGATTCGGTCGTCAGCGTATTTCCCAAAATCAGCTTTGAAATTTCGCTGTTACAACGCTCACACAACCGTTCGTACAAATCTGCGCTGCCGGTTTTGTTCCCGCTCTCAATCAGATTCATTTTGCTTTCGGCAGAGTGAATAAGTACGGCGAGGCTTCCGGTATTTTCCGCATCTTCAATCGCTCGCCTGCGCGCATCGTCATCGTCCGTTTCGTAGATGTACTCACGGATAGGCATTCCGAATACTTCCGAAAATTGCGCCCAGTCAGCCGTTGTGTTGCGTTTATAGATTACCCACGGTGCTGCCTTTGCCAGCAAGCCTAAATCTTCCTTGTCGCCCACGAAAATAAGGTCGGCATATTCGTCCCAAGCGGTACCGGTTATGTCTGTCTGTTGGCGCATAATGATTTGGCGCACGGGGTCGGCGTGTTTTCGTGGAATAAGGTCGTAGTTCGCCCACTCGCCATCGCGGTAAAACTGGCAAAGCGTGAATCCCCAAAACTGCGCATCCATTACATCCTTAATAAACCGGCGGAACCATGGCGAGCGGATTTGTTCGTTAATGGCTTTGTCGGGTATTCCGTTTTTCCGAAATTCTATATCGGAAGAAACAACGGCAAGAACACGCTTACTGATTACGCTCGACAGGTGAGTGTCCATCAATATGTCGCTATACAGGTCATACAGTTTGTATCGGCGCGAATAATCGACATTCTCGAATGCCTTTATTGATTTCGTGTAGTCGTCAATATCAATTCCGAAACGCTTTGGCTGTGTTATTACTATGGTGGTGGGTGCTTTTTGTCCCGGACGTGAGATGTTGCCACCGGTAGTTATTCTGCTTTTCTTTTTACGGTTCATATTAATAGTGATTTACTCGTTTGCGATTTGATTTTAATAAAAAAGTCGATTTGGCTCGCCGGTCTTCTTCCGACAAAGCCGGTGCGCCATCAATGCTGATGTTTTCATTGGCGACTTGTTTCAGCCACTCCATTGCCCGCTCGTACCGGTCTTTCCGGGTTTGAGAAAGTTTCTGCGGATTGTGGATGCAAAAAACGTGATAAATGGAGATATCCATCGCCATCATCAGAATCAGTTGGTTGCGTTCCGTTTCTTCTGCCGAGAAAATACGGTCGCAATCATACCGGCGCGACAGGTATCCTCGCATTTCGGCAATGGCGCGGTCTTCGCATATTTCGATAATGGCATCGTCTTCGCGAGTTAAAGCATCCAGTATTTCGCGGTGGATGCTGGCATCGTAATCTGTGAGTTGAATAAACTGGCTCATAATCTTTTTTTATTATTGCTGCGGACGGCTCTCCGGGATATTGTTGTTTCCGGTTCGACATCGCGCAGTTTCTTTTCAATCTTTCGTTTACCGCCTTCTACCGTATCGGGTCCATCGGCAGGGAATGGCAAAAGCAGAGTAAATAACTTAAACTGTTCTTCCAAACGCTTCATGTGTGGATTGTCCTTTTCGGATTCGTTCAGGATTAAGTTACCTTCTCTGTTGAGCGGTTCCAGATTCGCATCAATACGAGTGGCTTTGTCTGTTTTCTTTTCCTCATCGCCTCGTATGTAGAGCGATATATCTTTTTCGCGCCTGACTCTCCGGACGATCGGCATAAAGACCTGTTGAAAAAATGGATCCTGTAATTTATTGTTTTCCATCCAACAGTACACAGGAACTCTGCCGCCTACATATTCCAACAGCTTCACATACCAGTCTATAAATTCGGCATTCAATCCCCGGTCAAGGAATACTTTTATAACATACAGTTTGCCGCCCAACATACCCAACAAGCAGACCGACTTGGTAGAACTCTTTTTTGTTTTATTTTCTCCCGGAGCCGGGTCGCCGTATATCACTAAAAATTTGAACTTAGATAATGGTGGCACTTTGCCGTATACCATTTCCTTGAAAATCTCGCCTTCAGACACAGGATTATTAAAGAACTCTTTTTGACCGGCAGCCATACTGACTAACGACAGGAACAAATCAATGTCCTCTTCGGAGTTCTTTTGGGGCCAGGTGGAACGACCGTTTTTGTCCCGGATATTTATTTTGTCGAAATATCCTATTTTGGGAAGTGATATGGCTTTGTCGCGAGCGCGAGTGATACAGCAGTCGTTGGCAATGATGTTTCCGTTGAACAAAATGCGATAATTGCCGGAAACGGACATTGTTGGTATCAATGCTTCCTCAAGCCATTTCCACTTGGTTTTGATACGCTCAGGATTGCGGCATTCCTCATCGGTGTCAATATCATCAATCAGGATAAAGTCCGGGCGGAAGTTTTTGTTGCGAGTTCCGCGAGGCGACTGCCCCGCACCGATGGCACGGAAGGAACATCCACACTGACAGGTAAACTCTCCTGTCTCCCATGAGCCGAGTTTCTTCTGTGTGCCGTAGTCCTGAATAATGCGCCTGTTTTCTTCAAAGTTTCCCATAAACGGCAACAACAGACGTTCTGCGTTATCGGCAGAGTTAGAGATAAGCAGCACGTTGCGGATTTCGCCGGTAAGAGCCAGTTTGCAAATCTCCATCATGGAACGTGCCGACTTTGCCAACTCACGCGACCACGCCCGGACTTCATACCAGCGTTTATTTGCCATGATGCGCTTAGTTGCTTTTTTATGAAAATCGGCAGGCTCGCAAGTGTAGTATTGGTCGAAATAATAAGCAAACCACGCATCATCGTCCGCTTCCAAGCGTTTCTTTCGCGCTTCGATTTCGGCAGGCGTGTCTTCCATATTGATGTCGGAACTGCTGCGAATGGATGCAATCAGTTCGTTCCAATATTTAACGGCTTGCCTGTCTGCCGGTGTCAATCGTTTTTTTGCCATTTTATGCCAACTTTGATTTTACATAAGCGTCCAACACAGGAGCAATTTCCTTCACTTGTTTGGGGTCGTAAGTTCTCAAGAACTGAATAAAGCCGCCAAACACAGAGGTAATTTCAGATAAGCCTAATTCGGTTTGCAGTTGCTTAATGGAAATAGACAACTTTTTGATGACATCAGCTTCGGATGGAGAGGCGTATCTTCCACGCTCTTCACGGTCAAGAATGGTTTTGTTTAATTCACTTAATTGCCGGTAAAGGTTTTTAAGTTGTTCCTCGTTACTCATCGTAATGGAAACTTTAAGTGTTTCCCAATTTTCGTTATTAATCCATTTGTTGACCGTAACGCGAGTAACGCCAACACGGTCGGCGATTTCCGCCTGTGTGAGATTCTCTTTCGTGTAGAGCAATTTCGCCCAATCTTTCTTCTGCGCTATTGTTAAATCTGCCATTTTACCTGCTGTTTTTAGCGCAAATTTGGTATATAAAAAGAGGTTTGAAAAATTTTAAAAGCATGATACAACTTTATGACGTTATGATAACGCCACAAAATTGTATGATAAAAATCCGATTTGCGAGGCGTGTTTTTTCATTTCATTTTTGCACTGCGAAACGGGCGAAGTCGCCCACAGAAATAATGAAATGAAGAAAAAGTTTTTTAATATTATAGCATCAGGAAACACGGCTACTATATTTCTGTATGGAGATATAGGCGACACTTTTTTCGGCGATGTACACAGCGGACAAATCGCTCGTGAACTCAAAGAGGCGGAAGCTGCTTACAAAAATATTGAGGTCAGAATAAACAGTATCGGTGGCGAGATATATGCCGGGATTGCCATTTTTAATGCTTTCCGTAACAGCAAGGCAAACATCAAAATCTTTGTTGACGGCATCGCAGCAAGTATGGCTTCTGTTATCGCTTTGTGCGGCAAACCTGTTGAAATGAGTAAATACGCTCGTCTGATGCTTCACAGTGCTTCCGGTGGTTGTTATGGCACAAAAAACGACCTGAAAGAAACCATTACACACATCGAATCTTTGGAAGATACACTTGCCGAGATGTACGGCAAAAAGACCGGTAAAACTGCGGATGAAATCAAAGCTGCGTATTTCGATGGCAAAGACCATTGGCTGAATGCGAATGAAGCTTTGGAACTCGGATTTATAGACGGCATATATGATGCCGAACCGGTACCGGAAGACAGCACCCCCGAACAAATTTATCAATTATTTTATAACCGGCTTCAAAAGCCACAAAATTCAGAGAGTATGAATATTGACGAAATCAAAAGAAGAAAATCGTTTATCAATGCGGCAACCGATGCGGATGTACTTCGCATTATTGACGGTTTGGAAACGGAAGCGGCTAAAGTTCCGGGACTTTCTTCTGAAGTGCAGGATTTAACCGGGAAGCTGAAAGTTTTTACCGATAAGGCAGAAGCTGATGCAACCGCAGCAAAAAAACAACTGTTGGATGATGCCATCGCCGATGGTCGCATCAACGAAACAACCCGACCGAATTATCAGGCTTTGCTTGATGCAGACCTTGAAAATGGAAAAGTCGCTTTAGCAGCACTCCCCACTAAAAAGAGGATTGTAAACCACTTGACTCCAGATGCTACTGTTGGCGCATGGGGAAAGAAACAGGAAGAAATCAAAAACAAAAAGTAAAATTTTAAATTATGGCTTTGCAAGGATTTAACACAAACAATTATTCGGGCGAATTTCAAGAACACGTTCTTACCCTCGCCGCTACCGGAAACGAATTGGTCGAAAGAGGACTGATTCATGTGATTCCTCAAATCTTGGACTCTATTAATATTCCAAGAATTAAAACAGGACAAATGCTGCAAAAACGCAAATCGCATCCCCGATTCGACCCTGACAATGCAGCAAACAGCGATGCAAAAGGCGATTTCACTTACAGTGAACAAAGACTTGTGCCTCGTGATATGATGGTGTATACGGCATTTTTGCCGAGAGTTTTTGAACACATTTGGAGACCTTTTCAACCTACCGGAAATCTTGTGTTTCAAGAATTGCCTACAAATATTCAGTCCATTTTGATAGCGGAACTGCTTAAACAGGTACAGCACGAATTGGGCTATCAATATATTAACGGCGAATATCAGGACGGAACCAACGACAAATTGTTGATGAACGGTATTCTTACTCAGGCAGCAAAGGATGCTGATGTTGTGAAAGTAGCTACAAAGGCTGCTACTGTTACCGGTCGCTTGAAGGAACTGCGTGATGCAATTCCGGTAACTATGCGCCGCAATCCAAACCTGCGCATCTTGATGAGCGTAGAGGACTTTGACACTTACGATGACGAACTTACGGCTCGCGAATCGAAAAATGCTGACGAAACTGAAGTAAACCGCAGGCGTTACAAAGGCATTACGCTTGAAGACCTGACTGACTGGCCCCAAGGATTAATGGTTGCAACCATTTGTTCTTCAGGAACAGACGGTAATCTTTTTGCCGCTGTTGCATTGGCAAATGACGAAGCTGTTATTCGTATCGAACAAATGGCTAACGGTAGCGAATATTTCTACTTCAAAATGTTGATGAAAGCCGACACGAACATCGGATTCGGCGAGGAGTTCATTGCTTTGGACTGGAGGAAAGATGGGGCATTTGTTCCCGAAGAAATTGAGGAAGGTTAATTATTCACTTTTAAAACAATAAAAAAATGAAAACTAAAGAAGAAAATCAATTGGTAGGAATCGTTGTTCTTAAACGATTCAAAGACAAATTCGACCACGAAACTATTTACGAAGCTGGTCAGGAACTGGAATTCGACCAGGAACGCGCAAACGATGTTATCGAACGCGGACTTGCCGAAGAAAAAATCGCCGAAGGATAATGAAACAGCCGTTAAAATATCTTGTAATTCATTGCACAGCCACGCCGGAAGGTCGCGAAGTAACATCCTCAGAGATACGCAAGTGGCACACTGACCCGGTAAGCAAGGGCGGGCGTGGCTGGAAGCAGGTGGGTTACACCGACCTCATCCATTTGGACGGCAAAGTGGAACGCCTGGTAGACAACAACGAGGATGCCTTCGTTGACCCGTGGGAAATTACCAACGGTGCCACCAGTTACAATTCCATCAGCCGACATATTGTCTATGCAGGCGGAGTGGCGAAAGACGGTAAAACAACAAAAGACACGCGTACCCCGCAGCAATCGAAAGCATTGGAAGATTACGTTAAGGATTTCCACAGGTGGTTCCCCAATGTGCGAATTATCGGTCATCGGGAAGTTGCAGCCAAAGACTGCCCTTCTTTTGATGTTCAAAAATGGCTTAAACAAATTGGTATCAATCAATAATTTTTTATAAACCGCTACGCAAGTAGCATAAATTTCAATTAAAATGAAAAAGTTAATTTTTATGTTATCGCTGATATTCAGCATGAGTGTGATGGCGCAAGTGCCGGTAGATTTGCCAACCGAAAAGGTAAGTTATGAATGTGTACAGGAAGCCGCAATCGGTTTTGAATTTTCGGAAATAGCTCCGGTAGTTGTTTTTGAACAATACAAAACGTGTGATTTTTCGTGTGAGCATTTTAAGCAGGCGTTTTTGGAAGCTGACAAAGCATTTGAAAATCATTATCAAAGTATTCATTCACTAAACAAGTTTACAATTATGGATTACGGAAACAGTTTCGGGCAGGCGATTGATGCGCTGAAATCGGGGAAGATGGCTAAAAGGCAGGGACACGGAGAGAACACATTTGTTTTTATGCAGGTTCCGTCTACAATCAATAAAGAAGTAGTGCCAAAGATGACATCGCTTCCTCAATCGGTTAAAGATGAATTTGAGCGAAGATTTAACGATAAGCAGTTGCAGGTATGCGATATTTCTTATTCCAATCAGCTTGCTATCGTTAATTCAAGTAATTTGATTACCGGTTATTCTCCCAGTCCGGAAGATGCACTTGCGGACGATTGGGTAATTTTAGGCTAAATAATAATTAAACAAAGTTATGACGGACACCCTGATAAATATTCTGCAATGGTTGATACCCGGCGGTAGTCTGGGTGCCGTCATCACTTGGATTGTCAGTAAAACGATTCGTAATACCCGTGAAAAAAAAGAGATACACGATACCTACAAAACGCTTTACGAACATATTTCAGGAACTTTAGAAAATTTGCAAGATGAAGTTGATAATTTACACAAGGAACTCGGACGTTTTCGCCGCGCTATATCGAAGATATATGGTTGTAGCTATTATCCTGATTGCCCTGTTCAGCACGAGTTGCAAAACAGTGAAGGGAACAGTAACAAAAACAACGCAGGAGAATCGCGCAGACAGCCTCGTTTCAGAAATCCGGATGGTAAAAACAATTCCGGTACCGGAAGAAAAAGCGAGCCTGGCAGTTCCGATACAAAACATACTTGACTTACCGGCTGACGCTTCTTTTAACCAAAAGAGCGGTCGGGCAAATGTGGAGCTAAAGCGAGAGGGCGACATTATTCACATAACTGCTACCTGCGACAGCCTGCAAACTTTGGTAGAGTATTACGAGCGGGAATTCACACGTATTCGAAACGATACCTCGACAGAAGAAACGGTAATAAAGAATGAGCGTTCAACCGGTATTCAATCACCGTTCAAACTTGTTTTAATCGGCTTTATTGCCGGTATAATTATAACATTTTTAATATTCATAAAAATAAAAAAATAAAAAAATGGACAAAGCACAAGAATTTTTATTTGGTCTTGACAAGTTCAAGTTTTCTCCCGATTCCACTCCTCCAACGGAACTTGGGTATATTGAAGAAGGCAGCTTTGACCTTGGCGGTCAAGCCGGCGAAACGGTAGAGGTAAATGCTTCACAGGTAAAAGGCTCTCCTGTTTTGGTTATTCCGAAGAAAAACGGAAGTATTAAACCGACTTTCGACCTGATTCAAATTGTCTATACCCAACTTGTAAAGGTGATGGGTGGAAATATTAAAGGAACGCCTCAAGTTCCGACAGGATGGGAAGCTCCCTCCGGGCTGGCTAATGTTTCGGGACACGCTCAAATTGAAACGGACAGCGGACATTTGATTGATATTCCGAAGGCACAGGTAACGGCATATCCGAGTGATAAGCTGAGCCTGGATGGCGTGGCGAAAATCAAGGTCACTGTAACGCCGATACAATCCGCTCCGGGTGTTGCACCTTATTCTATCTCTGATATACCACCGGTAGGATAATGGCGTATGGACGGAAAATTCCAAGTTGAGCCGGAAGTTGCGGACGCACTTCTTGACTTAGGCGTAAGCATCCCATTGAAGACATTTCGTATTCCGTTCAGAAAAAAGCCGGTGCAACTCCGTATCACAATGAAACGCCCAAAGCTGGGAACTCAGATACGAATTGCCCGGCTTTATTTGAAAATGGGCGTTACTTATGAAGAATACACATCCTACAACACAGAACAAAAATTGCGATTTTTGGCTGAACATGGAGCTAAAATCAGCCGGATGGTTGCTTTGACTGTTTGTCGTGGAGTGATTTCCGGTTATTTATTTTCGGCAGTAGCAGCATGGTTTCTGCGTTGGACGGTAGAGGATGTTTACATGGAAGCTGCTTACGAAAAGTTTGTCCTCCTGTTAGGGACAAAGTCTTTCGGGAATATTATCAAGTCAGCGGAGGCGACAAATCCTCTGACACCGCTGAACATGAGCCACAAAAGAAAGGGGAGTTAAAGAGCCGGTACGAGGGCTCCCATAGCCTCTTTGGTTTTATATGGCAAATTGCTTCCGCCACCGGATGGAGTGTTAAATACATTCTTTGGGGAATCAATTTGCAAACTTTACAAATGATGCTTTACGATGCTCCGCACTATGTGTCGGAACCCGAAAAGAATAATAAGCGTAGAACTCCGCAGACCGATAAAAAGAAAAAAAGAGGTGTTGCGGAACTGTTTCAATCACGATTGAGCGATTATAAATGAAACCGGTAGAAATTGAATTTTTGATGAAAGACAGGCTTTCGGGCGGCATTGATGATGCTCGCATGAAAGCAGAATTATTGGACGCTTCGCTAAAAAAAGTGGCTTTGACCATCGGTAGTGTGTTTACCGTTGGCAGAGCCATTGAGTTTGGTAAGACAATGATTAAAGTTCGGTCGGAAATTCAAAATACCGAAGCCTCTTTTAAAGTTTTTCTTGGCGATGCGGAAAAAGCAGCCGACTTTATGAAAGAGTTAAAGTCGTATGCTTTTAACAATGTGTTTGAACTCAAAGATTTATCTCAACAATCAGCACAGCTGCTTGCATACGGAAATGATGCTAAGAATGTAATACCAATCCTTGATAAATTATCCAATGTTGCCGCAGGAGTCAATCAGCCTCTTGAGCGATTTGTAGAACTTTACAACAAGGCAAAATCGCGTGATAAATTAGATTTGATTGATGTTCAGCAGTGGAGCGTCATGGGCGATATGGTTGGCTATTTATCGGATATGCTCGGAAAATCAAAGAGCGAAGTCAGGGACATGATTTCCGCCGGACAAATCGGATTCAAGGAATTAGATGCTTTGCTGAATAAATTAACAGAATCGGGCGGAACATTCAATGGTATGATGAAAGAGAAGATGAAAACGCTTGGTGACAGCGTTGGACTTCTTCAAGATTCGATTACATCCATGTTTAACGAGTTGGGAGAAAAGGCAGAGGATTTTCTTCGCGGTGGGATTTTGACTGCAAATACACTTGTCGAAAATTATGAAAAAGTAGGAAAAGTAATTGTGGGCTTAATTGCTACTTATGGAACATACAAAGCTGCCGTAATGACTGTTACAGCGGTTGAAAAAGTCCAGGCGATTGCGCGGCTTTCCCATATTAAGGGAATGACCACTATGGGTTTGGTTACTGATATGTTGAAAGCCAAAACAGCCGCCTTAAACAAAACAATGTTAGCTAATCCGTATGTGCTTGTTGCTACAGCTGTTGTTGCTTTGGGCGTAGCGTTATGGGCATTGCATGACAGTACTACTGCTGAAGAAAAAGCGCACAAGAAACTGAATGACACATTGGAAGAAACCAGGCAGAAAAAAGAAGATTTAAAAAGCAAAACTAACGAACTCATTTCCATTATTAAGGACGAAACGCAAACCATTTATGCACAGGCAAAGGCTTGGAAAGAACTCAAAAAAGAAATGCCGGAAGTTTTCGGAAAAATGACTTTGGATGAATTCAAAAAACTTTCCATAGAAGAAATTAATGCTAAAATTAATATTGTATTAGACGAGCAGGACATCCGAAATTTAGACAAACAAATAGAGGAACAGGCACTTAAAGTTCAAAAAGAATATGATAAAGCCAACAAAGTGATAACATCAGACTTTGATAAAACAGTATGGATTAAATACAATAAAGAATTTGCATATCTGGAAGTATTAAAGAAAAAACGGAAAGAAATCAAAGATACAAGAATCGAAGCCGAATTCGATGCCAAACCCATACAGGAAAAGATTGCCTATTACAATCAGGAAATAGACAAATTAGATACACAAAAAAGACAGTTGGATACTATCCTGCTTGGCAATAAGGAAATCACAGGAGAGTGGGGACAGATTAACTTTGAGACCTTGCGAAACATTAATCAACTGCAAACGGTTAATGATAAGCTAAACGAAATGAAGGGAAAACTTTCTGCATTACAAACCCTTCCCTCTAATGCCAACTATGGTGAGTTATATGATAATGCAAAAAAAGGATGGGAAAGCACAAAGAAAACATTAGGCGAAATTACCAAAGACAGGAAAAAATATACCAAAGAACAATACGATGCTGCGGTACTTGCAGAAGCCACAGCAAAAAAAACATACGAGGGACTTGGCGGTGTTACCACCAAAAAAACTACCGGCGGCGGTCTTACTGCTGCCGAAAAAGCTAACCAACTGAAAGCAGAACAATCCGCTCGCAAGAGGCAAATAGAAGAATATACGGCAAGTTTGGTTAGTCAGCAAAAGCAAAGCGAGTTTGATATTGAACAAGCTCGTATTGATACTTTGAAAAGCGGTTACGAAAAAGAAATGGCAGCCATTGACTTGAATTTTAAAAAAATGTTCGAGGAAGACCGGTTGCGCCGCGAAAAATGGGTAAAAGATTTGCAGGCAAGTAAAAATTTGGAATTTGAGAATGAGAATCCGGACTGGAAGAAAAAAGGCTTGGAACTCCCTGTTGTAACGGAAAATGATTTGACACAGGAACAAAAAGACCAATTAAAACAATATGTCGATGCTGCGATTGCTTATAAGTCAGCCGCAGAAGATAAATTACTGAAAGACACTCTGAAACAATACGAGGATTTTTCAGCGAGGTATCTCGAAATCCAAAAGAAATATCAGGAGGAGATTGCCCTGCTTGAGAAAAACAATGCTTCGCAGGAAAGCATTGACCTTGCAAACCAGGCGTATTTAGATGCCAATACTGCGCTTGATGAGGAGTTTGCCCAAAAGGAAGAAACATTTCAAAACTTGATGGCGCGTATTGGCTACATGAGTTTGCAACAACTTGAAAAAACATTGAAAGATGCGGAAAATGCGCTCAAACAAAGCAATATCAATGATGGTCAAGACTCGAAACAGTCGGCAACACTGCGAGCAAAAATAAAGAAATTACAGCAAGAGATTAAGGCAGTTAAAGCCGAACAGGAAATTAAAGATTCCGACCCTGTTGAACGCTGGAAACGCACCTCAAAAGCTATCAAAGATTGCAAGAGGGAGATTGATGGCATGATTAGTTCAATGGATTTCTTGGATGAAAGTACCAAGTCGGCTTTGCAGGCAGCCTCCAATATTGCCGATGGCGCTATCGCCATGATAGACGGTATTCAAATGCTGGCAATTTCGGCAGGGCAAAGTATTTCTGCCGTTGAAAAAGCATCCGTTATATTGGCTATTATCGGTGCTGCCGTACAAATTATAACTGCTATTTTCAATACGGCTTCGGCAGCCGAAGAAAAGCATCAGAAAGCATTAAAAGAGATTGCCTCCGAAAAACTTGCTTTTCAAAGAGAGTATAATCTGTTGCTCATTCAACAAAACGAATTGCTTAGAGAGGCAGAAACAATCTTTGGCGTAGATGCTTACGGAAAAGCGAAAGGGTTAATAGACCAAATGAAAAATGCTTTGTCAGGTTTAGAAATAGCATTGAAAGGAGATGACCCGTCAAAGAATTATATCAAAAAAATGTTTGACCCTTCCGGTTATCAGAAAGATATAGAAAACTACAAAAAAGGCATACAGGGTCTTGCCGATATTGAAGTAAAAACCGGACATAAAAAAACCGGTTTGTTCGGCTGGGGCAAAGGCAAGGATATTTATTCTTCTGTTTTGGATGTATATCCGGATTTGATAGATGCCAACGGAAAATTCAACGCTTCTCTTGCCGAAACAATCATAAAAACACGCACTTTATCGGATGAAGATAAGGCAGCATTGCAAAATATGATTGACCTCTCCAATTTGATGGAAGAAGCATTTCAAGCGGTCAAGGATTATCTTTCCGATATTTTCGGAGAATTGGGAGGCAATATAAGCGATGCCTTAGTGGATGCCTTCCGTAACGGAACTGATGCCGCAAAAAAGTTTACTGAATCCGTTACCGGTATGCTTGAGAAATTGGCGGAGCAAATGATTTATTCTGTAACAATTGCTCCTTATTTGGCAAAAGCGCAAGAGGATATGCTTAATATCATGCAAAACGAAAACCTGACGGATGAGCAAAAATTCAGCAACTATGTAGGAATCTTGGACGGTATGATGGACGGCATACTTGCACAACAGGGAACATACAACTCCTTACTGGAACAATACAAAAAAATGGCGGAAGACCGGGGATTTAACCTGTGGGAACCCGATAGCAAAACCCAATCCGGCAAGGCCGGAGCCTACGAAGCCGCATCGCAGGAAAGCATTACCCGGCTCGAAGGCTTGTACTCTTCAATGCTGGAACACTCTATAAGTATTGATGGCAGCGTTGAAAACATTGTCGAAGGAATGAGCATTGCTTTGGGACACCTCCGAAAGATTGAAGAAAACACCGGCAGCAGCAACGAACATTTAGATAAAATAGAAAAGGCAATCTCTACAATGAAAGATGATGTTGCCACCATTAAAAGAGACGGTATAAAAACAAGATAATTATGGCAATACTGACAGGACTTTTATTTATCAACAATATAGACGTGTACACTCAGTACGGCGTATTCCTTGCGGAAAAGCAGCGGGGCGGACATGAGAATTACGATGTCCTCTTCAAACCATCCAAAACAAAGGAACAGGTCGCCATTGATGTACGCGAGCAAACCGGAGAGATGCTTCCGCCGGTTTTAGATGTAAAATTTGAGGCGCGGGATGTAACCCTGTTTTTTGGAATTGAAGCCTCATCGCGGTCGCAGTTCCTGACACGCCGGACAAATTTCATTGAGTTCCTGCGAGCAGGGAATAAGGGATGGTTGAATTTCAAACTTACTGAATTAAATAAAACTTTTGTGTTTTATCTGAAAGATATTCCCTCATGGGAGCAACCGGCTTTCGATGACGGACTTTCTTTCGGTCGTTTTCAAATCACATTTAGGGAGCCGAATCCAACATTTTAACAGTGTTAAATTAGTATTCAAACAGTATTCAAATGGCAGCTTTTAACGTATACAGCAAAAACAATGTCTTTCGGACTATCCTCTACGCTTCCGGTAATTCAACTCATCAGGCAGCGATACAGGACGAAAGTGTATTGGCTTTATCCATGACATCTCAAGAGTGTGTCCGGCTGGAGCCGGGCGACTATGTGGATTTTATGGATGCTCGTTTTTGGATACTTGAAGCCTACACCCCCAAACAAATCAGTACGGTAGAGTGGCAATATGATGTGAAGTTTTATGGAATAGAGGGCATTGCCAAACTCGCACTGATGCTGAATTCGGAAGAAGTTCCGCTCGAAGCCTACCACGGCCCGGCGCGTGAACAGTTGGCAATGGTGGTAATGAGTCTGAATCACCAGATGGGCACTACCGACTGGAAAGTCGGAGCTTGCGTGGTAACCGGAAGTTTAGATATTGATTATTCGGGAGGGACTTATTGCAACGAAGCACTGAGAAAAATTGCTGAAGCTGCCGGAACGGAGTGGTGGATTGAAGGAACAACCATTAATTTAACACGCTGCGAGCACGGCGAAATAATAGAGTTGGGATATAATAACGGACTGCTTTCTATTGAGCGCGACAACGCTGACAATGTTCCTTTTTTTACCCGTCTGTTCCCGATAGGAAGCAGAAAGAATATTGAATATGGAAATTACGGTCATGCTCGTTTACAACTGCCTAATGGAGTTAAGTTTGTGGAACGGAATGCCGACAAATACGGCGCAGTAGCTCGTTACGAAGAAGCTGCTTTTTCTCACATATTTCCGCGCCGAATCGGTTATATGTCTTCAATAAGAACGGAACAGGCAACCGGAGCTGACGGCAATCCTTTTACCATATATTATTTTAAGGATGCCAGTTTGAATTTTGACCCCAATGATTATAAGTTAGAAACAGACCCGCAAAAACATATCATTTTTCAAACAGGCGATGTAGCCGGTCGTGATTTTGAAGTAAACTACAATTCATCGACAAAAGAATTTGAAATCATAACACAATGGCCATACAAAAATGATGTACAGGTTCCGGGCGGTTTGTTGGTTCCTAAAGCGGGCGATGCTTATATTCTGTATAACATTAAAATGCCGCAGGAATATTACCCGATGGCAGAGCAGGAGTATGCGAAAGCCGTAACCGACTTCCTGAATGAGCATTCAGATATGACCGACCGCTCTGTTTATAAAAGTCCTACCAATTATATTGCACTTGATAATCGCGGCATTACCTTGACAATCGGACAACGAGTTCGGCTTGTAAGTGACCGTTTCTTTCCCGGAACCGGTTACAGGGACAGCCGTATTACCCGCATCAGCCGCAATGTCAACCGTCCGAATCAGGCGGACATTGAAATCAGCGATGTTCTGTCGAAGACAACCCAAAGCAGTATGCAGGACAGCATTGCGGCAATCAGACATGAATTCAAGACGGCGACAGAAACTTTCCCTGACATCATTCGCAGTTGGGAATCGACCAAGCCGACCGATACCAATATTTATTCCGCTCGCAAATCGGAACGTGAATTTTTACATAAAAACCTCCCTGACACCGCCGCCGAATTAATCAAGTTCCTCCGGGGTTCCGAATTCGGACAGTTCTTTCCCGGAATAGAAATCGGTTCGGGTGGAGCCATTGACCGGGAAGGGAACGCAGAACTGCAAAGCCTCATCATTCGTTCGTTCCTTAAAGTTCCGCAGCTAATATATAATAAGGTGTCAGTTACCGGTGGCGAAATGTGGAATACTGAAGGCGCGGTTATCAAGTCAGTAACTGCCGATGGTAACAATGCCTATATTTTGGAATTGGAAATCGAAGAGGGCGACCACATAGAATTGCAGGTCGATGACATCTGTAAAGGACATTACAATAGTTCGGGTGGATTTGTTACTTCGTATTTCCGTGTTACGAATGTAAATGACACGGCAAACACTATCCGCATTGTGATGGGAGCCAACAGCGAAGTTCCGGGAGGAATCAATCATCCGCCGGTACCATACATGAATATTGCCCGGTACGGTAGCTTTACTGTCCGGGAACGGCAAAGAAGCCAATACTTCAGCAGCACGGAAGGTTACATCGTTTTGCTTGATTTTGTGGATAACTATAAGATTGAGCCACGACACTATCGGGCGACATTTGGAAATATCCCACCATCCCTGCTTCCCGATAATCTTCCAATCAATAAAAACGATGCCGGTATTTACCTGAAAAATGTAATTGCAGAGAATTTTTTTCAAATAGACGCTCAGGGCAATCCGCTAAAAATTATCAGGGACAGAGGTTTATGGACTGAAAATCCGCCGGAGCCGTATCTGTGCAACGCCCAATATCAGGATGAAGTTTATTGTGACTCCTGTAAATACCGGTGTATTAATGAAGGAACTACTCAGCGACCGGCATATAATTCGACAGACTGGCTACTTGTTGCAGGCGATACGGAACTGACACTTACAATTTACAGTACCAACGGCGAAACCTTTTTGCAAGGTAGAATGGATACAACATTAATCGCTGTCGTAAAACGTGGAGTAACCAATATTACGGCTACTATTCTTCCTGTTGACTGGAAATGGACACGCACAACCGGCAACGTGGTAAGCGACACGATATGGAACAACACTCACAGCGGCAATGCGGAATCCGTTCACATTACGGATGCCGACATGAATGGAGTGAGCGGCGTATTTACCTGTGAGGCGTATGTGAGAGACGGCAATTTATTATTAACGGAATCAATCAGTTTTTAAGATGAAAAAAATAAAAAAACTCAACATCCAGTACGATCCGCTTCATGAAGCGTTTAGCCTTGTGGTTAAAGGCGGCTCGTTACTTCAGGTACATTCGGCGGAAACGGACACTTATATTCCTGATAGGCAGATTACACCGTTGGTTATCGAACCGGCGTTTTATATACAGGACAACAACGGTGTAATAGAAAGCGGACACCACGAATCTTCCCTTGCGGATATACGCTGGTATGAAAACAGTGAAGCACCCGGAAATTTAATTATTTCGGGGCAAAACGGCTATGAAATAGGCGCAAACGGTGCACTCATCGTAAGCAGGAACGTGCCTTATAAGTCTCCGCTCACGCTGATTTTTACGGCTAACTATCTTGACCCTCGCACAAGTAATGTTTTGCGCATTCACGAATCCAAGATGTTAAGCACTACCTCGCTTTTGGAAATGCCGGTAACGCTCGAACTCGACAAGCCGGGCAGCTGGAATTTCGATCCGCTTACCGAGTCCGGCCTCAGAACCATTACTGCGACATTGCGTTTGGCAGGGAAGGAAGTGGGTGCAGGACACCGCGCCTTTTGGTGGTATGTGGTTGAAAATAAAGCAGAGCGATTAATCGACCCGGAGACAGACCTCTTTTACGAGTCGGGGCAAAATACACCGACAATAACAATCGACCCCCGATATATTGACGGCAATGTGCTTATTCGCTGCAAGTCGGAATATATTGCGCCGGGTGCGCCGGTTCCCGCTCAGCCGACAGTTAAGTGTCAAATAAAGGAAACAACCGTTAACCGTTGTTACTCTGAGTGGGATTACGATTATTTCGTAAACGGATCCTCGCAAGTTTCCCCACAGGCTTTGGAAATCAAAAGCGAAGGAATTGTAACGGCAAAAGGAATAACGGTCGACAATCCGACAGATAAATTCGACTTAAAATGGAGTTTGAAAAGTCAGGTGTTCCAAGCGAACTGGCGAATAGTCGGCTACGGAGCCGAAACATTTATTCCGAGAAACGATTACAGGAACGGCGCTCATTTGGCTTTTGAGGTTGACGAAAAGAAAGCACTCGGCCCTGTAGCCATTGGCAGCGATATATTGACAATCAACAACGAAATATTAACGCTATAATATCAAAAATATGGATTTCAAATATATAAGCCTTCCGAAAGTGGAAGCGGAAAAGTTAGGTTTGGCAAAATACCGAAAAGCCGACAAAAAAGGGAATGTTATTCTCAATCAAAGTGATTTGGCAGCCATTGGCGAGCCAGAAGAAACATTGGAAGAGAAAGTATCTCGTTTGGGAGGTAAAATATTAACACAAACAGAAGCATTAAAACAATTAAAAACATAAAGATATGAGTACGGTAAAAGGAAGCGCCACGATTACATTTGTAAAGCAGGGCGACACAATCAATACAAGTCTGCGGTCGACCATGCCGCTTGAGCAATATTTGAAAAAGGGAACTGCGGTTGTTACTCCCGACTGGACACAACCGGCGAATCAACCGACCATTTATCCGGTAGTCCGTAGCAGTCTGACCGATTCCCGGATATCGCCTGAAGCCGGAAGCGAAGTGTGGAAGTATAACGGAACGGTCATTCCGTTTTCCGGTAATCTTTCAACGGTTATGGGAAGCATCGCTGCCGGAACATTCAAAAAAGAAAGTAAAAAAGTAGACGGCGACACGCTCGTCCCGACATTGACCATTTGCAAAAACCTTGCATCGGCAGGAAATATCAACGCAGATGTTATTGAGTTCAGCGCAATTGTTGATACCGGTTTCCGTTCCGCAGTTTCGGCATCTATCGACATCCGCATCGAAGAGGTAGAGGGCGATCCGTATATCGGTTATATTTCAGTCAATGACGGCGGTGTAATCGACAGCAACACGGCATCACTCACTTTGACCGCTTCATTGACGCGAGGCGGACAGGATGTTTCCACCGGTGTAACCTATAAATGGTACAAAGCAAATGGTAATACATGGACTAACATCAATAAAACAACAAAAGCCATTACCATAACAGCTACCGACATCGACACGCAGGAACTGTATAAATGCGAGTTTTTTATATCGGGAAGCACGGTTGGCAGTGCAACTATACCGGTATATGACGAAAGCGATCCGCTGGTTGTTGTTCCCAATCCTGACGGGATAGAAGAAATCAGTTCGGCTAACAAGTCAGTTACCTATTACCCGCGAGTTTGTAAGCGTGGCGATACAAGCATGACGCCTGTTACCGGTTTCACATTTTCCTACCTGCTGACTAACAGCAAGTATCAACAAATAGCCTCCGGAGCCGGAACCAACTTTGCCATTACTTATGCGCACGGCATTGCAGCCAATGGAAATATGACACTTATTATCACTGCTCAATCCGGCTAATATGAAAGTAAAAGGCATTACATATATTACGTTCAAGGAAGACCCTGAAAAGGCTGTTGTCTATAAAATTATTCCCTCTGTTGACGTTATACAACGCAGCAAAACCGGTGTATCGACACCCTCTACCATCAGTTTTACAGTCTATAAAATTGAAGGCGGAAAACAGACGCAACTTGCATTTGATAATAGCGGAGTCAAAATGCGTGTAAGGAAAAGCAATGGTTCGTGGGAAAATTCCATCAACTGGACAACCAAGTCCTACACTGTTGACAGCAGCACCGAATGGATGGAAGCACAGTTGTTTGTCAATAACTCCACATGGTTGGACGCAGATTTATTGGATTCAAAACGGGTTCCTGTCGTTGTTAATGGTACGGATGGCGATGCTGCCGTTCAATACTGGCTGGAAACCGATACGCCGATTATTCATTACGACACCAATAAAGTTACCAATACTGCATCGTTTGTTGTCAACTGCAAAAAGAAAACAGGTTCCGGCACGGCGACTGATTGTGCTGAATTTTCTCTTTCGGTCGCAAAGTATAATGGTGCAACATGGACGACTACAACATATACTGCGCGAAATACGATAACCATTACCACAGATAAAATATATACCCGTTACCGGGTCAGGGCTGTCAACGGCAGTGGTGTTACCGTTTGCGAAATATTTGTCGAAGCTGTCTTTGACGGTGCCATTGGCCCTGCCGGAGCAACGGGAGCTATATATCTTTGCCGGGGCGAATGGAACAATCTGGAAACTTATATAAAAACCGCAGAAGTCGTTCACTATGTTATTTATGAAGGATACGCATACGAACCGAAAAAAGCAAGCATTACCGGTGGAAGCAATCCGTTGGCGGATGTGAATGCCGGAGGTGCAAATTGGAAATCACTTGGACGACATGATGTAATTGCTACTCGTGTTTTGTTGGCAAACTTTGCCCTGATTGCCGGTGGTGTCTTTTGGAATAATAAACTGATGAGCCAGTACGGTGTAAACAACTCCGGTGCAACTGTCAACAATTACACCGCCTATTCGGAAGATGCCAACGGAAATGAGAACGGCACATTCCATCCGAATATCTTGATTGACTTTTTTAAAGGCTATATAAAAGCTTTGCAAGGGTTTATTGGGGGATTTAATATAAAGGATGGGAAATTTGAGTCACAACAGTTGACGAGTGGAATCGCGAACATTATTTTGAACGGACTGACCGGAGCCGCATCGTTTGGAGGCAATAAAACAATATTAAATGCTAATGGCAGCGGTCAATTAGGAGGGCCAAATTTAACGTTTGATGCAAGCGGCAATATTGTTCTTACCGGAAAATTTGAAAGTGCCAAAAATGGTGACAGGATAATAATTGATCCAAGTTTGAAATCCATAAAAATGATAAATTCAAATGGCAAAGCAGTTCTTGATATGAGTTTTTATAATGATAGCTATTCGGGTTCATCTGCCAATGTTACTTTATATAATTACGACTCACAAGGTAATCAAATTGGATATACTCAAATGTTTGGAGGCAGAGTAATTATCAATAAGAATGGAGATATATTTGATATAGGAATTGATTCTAACAATAAATTATTGTGGCTTATGGACCCGTCCAGGCTGCCTACTTCGGGAACATATTACGGACAAATATATAGAAGCGGAAATAATTTATGTATCAGAACAACCTAAGCTATTGACAATTAAAATAAAAAATGAAAACAATTTACAATAATATTATTCCATTTAAGGGCTTCACAGCCATTAATCTGTTCGGCATAATCTTCGCCCGAAAAGGGGAAGTTATCAGCGAGCGGACAATCCGCCACGAATCCATCCATACGGCACAGATGAAAGAACTGTGGTATGTTCCATTTTACCTGTGGTATTTTTTTGAATGGCTGATAAAACTGTTCAAGTACGGCAGGAAAAGCTATCATAACATATCATTTGAACGCGAGGCTTATACGTTTGAACACCATTCAAATTATGTTCAAAAGCGTAAAAAGTTTGCATTTTTGAATTATTTATAAGAACTGATTAAACTATACAATCATGGCAAAAAAAGAATTAAACACTTTACCCGATTTTACCACGCTTGGCGATGGTGATAAAATTTTCGGCAAAAATGCAGCAGGAAATCAATTCGGATTTTTCCCAAGCAGCATTTTCAACAGCAAAGGTTATGCCTGTCGCCGGTGGAATGAAAATCTTGGAACTCCTATCGGCGAAGCCTACGGCAACCTTGATTACTTGCGTGAACTCCCCTCTCTTTTGGGTTTGGGCTGTTATTTGGTACAGGATAACCGGGAACGCAGGAAACTCTCCCCGACAAACCACTATCAATTTACAGACGGTAGCGTAGCAGCTTTGGACGGTACGATGGGGCAATATATGTGGTGCTGGAATGCTCACTATTATGCCAACTGGGTAGAAGGCGGTTACTGGTACGAGGCAGTTTCACTCTCTCCCATACCCGGCAAAAAATGTTATCGAGTTCCTGAAGGCGGCATCTCCGCTCTTGGTGCCGGAGTGATTGACAGGGATGCCCTGACACTTTGTTCCGTGGTAAGCAATGCCGCCAAATATCGCGGAGGCAATAACGATGCTGCTTTGGATGGAACTTACAAAACCATGTTAGGCAAACCAGCAACTAATTTATCGGGAGGCACAAAAACCTTCGGTACTTACGCCAGGAAGAGAGGCGAAGGCTGGGAAGCCAACTGGTATGTTGCGAGAGCGGTTCCTGAATATTTGTTCCGTATCATTTTCGGCACTCGCCACATTCAAACAGCTTACAACTCAAACAAGGATGCCAACGGTTTATATCAGGGCGGACTTGGTGCCGGTGTTACCGGTATGCCGGATTGGCTTGGGTTTAATGATTATTATCCTGTTATTCCCACTTCGGCCGGTGTTGAATTGGCGGATGGTTGCGGTGAGGCTTCGTATGATATTAAAAATGCGGCAGCAGCAGTAGTATACGCGGCTAAAATACCTGTATTTTTCGGGCTTAAAAACCTTTACGGACATTTATACACGGGCGTTCGCGGCTTGGTTATTAATGCCGGAGCGACAAAAACGGAAGTTTATGTTGCACCAAGTTTGTATGCTGATTATAATGATGCTTCGGTCGCCGGCCTTTTAAAAGCGACTGAATGCCCCCGGACAACAGGCTATATCACGAAAATCAGCATGAACAGGCTTTGCGCCCTTGCAACACTTGTTGACGGCAGCGCGTCTACTTATTATGCCGACCAGTTTTATACGAATGTGGATACTTCCCAGGGTCTCCGTGTTCGTCTGGCGGGCGGGCATGCGG